CGATTTTAAAAAGATGAAAATTAAAGATTTAAGAGAATTTTTTAAAATTACTCATAAAATAGACGGGCAATATAAAAATTATTGGGGGTATTGTTTCAAGTGTTTAACGCCGTTAAGGGCTGATTATAGACACCATGAAAACTACTGTTTAGATTGTTAAATAACCTTAAAAAATTGTCATACCTTTTTATCAATTAGTATTGATTTATATATTATTTCTGTAAATTTTGGCTTGATTTGACCCCGTTGCGCGAGGGTTATTAACTTGCAAAAGGCCGTGAGCCGTTGTCCTTGTAAAACTTTTTTAAATCCATGTTTCATGGCTCATTGACCATGACCGCTTGCGCGTTGTTTTATGAATTTTTTGCGCTTGTGCGCTTGTTGGTTGATTTTTTAGCTTGTGCCTTGTGAAATAAAAATAAAAATAAAATCTTATTTTTAAAATGTTTACGGGGTCATAGGTACAGGCATAAACTATGACCCCGTAAACATGAGCCGTGAGCAATGGCGCACGGCTCAAGATTTTTTAATATTCCCCGTTCATCTGGGCGTCGAGCAAAGCCCGACGCTCTAAGTGATCAATTCGATCAAATGTATCCATTTTCTCGAGGGTGGTCTCGGCCTCTTTTCTGGTCTCATTTTCAATGGTCTCTTTAAAATCTGGGGCTATGATCCCATAACCGCCAAAATCTCTATAGATATTGAAATTATTAACCCTTATATAATCATCATCAATTTTTAAGGCATAACCCCGAGCATCCCCATTAACAAAAATATTCTTTTTATTTTTCAAAATGGCTTGAACTTTGTCCAAGATTTTGGACGCCTCATTATCCCATGTCAATTGATCGATGTTCCCATTACAAAAATCAAGGGCTAATCTATGGGCTTTGTTCTCAAGCCTAAATAATCGCTTTGATAATTGAACGGGGTCAGTATTCGGATCAAGATTAAACACGGCTTTTAAATCTTGGCCGTGTTTCATGATCATCGAATATAATCGTTCTTTTTTGTTCATAGTTATTTATCCTTTATTATCCTTTACATTTAAATTAAATTAATTTATAAATCAAGTTATATTTTCAAATTATTGAAAATAAATTAAACATGAACAAAGGACAATGAAATATGAGTAAATACATCGAACGTGCTGAGAAGTACATCGAACGCGTTGAAAGTGATGATTATGAAAAATATGCTTGGTCTCATTTTCATAAAGGTAATAAATTCATATGGAATAAATGGGCGGGGCGTTTGCGATTTATCGCGACCGTTCTCAAGCCTTACTTACTTGAGAGAAAACGATCTCAAGTATCGGCTAGTCATTGGCCAACTTATATTCGCGAGGCCATAAAGACGGGGCTTGAAAGCCCGACGCCGTACCGAGTGATCCCCTATAAAAATGGTCGGGGCATCAAAAAAATTGAGTTTATTTAAATCAATTTAAAATAATCTAATCATTACTAAGGCGCCCTTAAACAAGGGCGCCTTTTTTTATGCGCGTGATCCGTGTACCTTGCGCGCTTGAATAGAGGTACCAATTCGACCCCAAAAATTGAGAGTACGAAGTACCGTACCCCCTTATTTAATAAAAAGGGATCCTAATATATGTATATATATGCTTGATTTATATTGTCAGACCCTGTAAAAAAGTTAATCAAACATCTTTAAAGGTGCAAAAAATTTTTTAAAAAATTTTTTCAAATGGATACAAAAAATATAGATATAAGTAAACTTCCTGCTGACGTTAGAAAAACTTTCAAACAACTGCAACTATTGCATGCTGAAAAGAAAATTAGAAACAAGGCTGAAAATGATTTCATGTCCTTTGTCAAATGTGTATGGCCAGATTTCGTAGAGGGGTCCCACCACAGGCACATTGCAGATAAGTTTAATAAACTAGCCAAGGGAGAAATAAATCGTTTAATCATTAACATGCCACCAAGGCATACTAAATCTGAATTTGCATCTTATCTTTTGCCAGCATGGATGGTTGGCCGTGATCCAAAGCTCAAGATTATTCAAGCAACACACACGGCAGAACTCGCAGTACGATTCGGTCGTAAAGCAAAAACATTGATCGATAGTGAAGATTATAAAAAAATTTTTAAAACAACTTTAAGAGAAGACTCACAGGCTGCAGGACGATGGGAAACGAACCAGGGTGGTGAATATTTTGCAGCGGGTGTTGGCGGAGCAATTACAGGTCGTGGTGCGGATTTATTAATTATTGACGACCCACACTCGGAACAAGATGCAATGTCCAAGGCATCACTTGAACGAGCGTATGAATGGTATACATCAGGTCCTCGTCAGCGTTTACAACCAGGCGGTAAAATTGTTTTGGTTATGACAAGATGGTCTACGAAAGATTTAACAGGAGCCTTGGTCAATAGACAAAAAGAAGATAAATCTGATCAATGGCACGTGGTCGAATTTCCAGCGATCTTGGACCATGAATCAAAGGATGCTGCACCTGTCTGGCCAGAGTATTGGAAACTAGAAGAACTTGAAAAAGTAAAAGCTGCACTACCTGTTACTAAATGGAATGCACAATGGATGCAACAACCAACTAGTGAAGAAGGTGCAATATTAAAACGAGAGTGGTGGCGAGAATATGAAAGCGATCACATTCCAACTTTGCACCATGTCATACAAAGTTATGATACCGCGTTTTTGAAAAAGGAAACAGCAGACTACTCTGCAATTACGACTTGGGGAATTTGGTATCCAAACGAAGACTCAGGTGCGAATTTAATTTTGCTTGATGCAATTAAAGGCAGGTACGAGTTTCCTGAACTAAGGCGTTTGGCTCTTGAACAATATCGCTATTGGAATCCTGAAACGGTGATTATTGAAGCGAAAGCTTCTGGTTTGCCATTGACTTATGAACTACGGAAAATGGACATTCCAGTAATGAACTTCACCCCATCTAAAGGAAACGATAAGCATGCCCGTGTAAATGCTGTTGCACCTTTATTTGAATCTGGTATGATATGGGCTCCTAAACAAAAGTTTGCGGAAGAGGTCATCGAAGAATGTGCAGCCTTTCCGTATGGGGATCATGATGACTTGGTCGACTCAACCACGCAAGCGATCATGAGATTTAGACAAGGTGGTTTGATTGATCATCCAGAAGATTATGTGGATGAAGTCAAAGAACAAAAGAAAAGGGTTTACTATTAATGAACTACGGCAAGAAGTACATGGCCAATGCTGACAAGGCAACCCAAGAAAAATTTAATAAGATTGTTGATGATTTAAGAATTGACATGTCATTAGAGTCTGCTGTTAGTGAAGCTCTAAGACAGATGAGAGAAATGAGACAAGGTAAAAAAGCTGGTGGTATGATTGACAAACCTTTAGGTTCAGGAGGAAAAAGATCTGGCCCGCCTCCAAAATCAGGACCTAATCCACAAGGCTTGAAAATTCCTTTAAAACAAGTTAAACTCTAAGATCGGAGAAATTTTAAATGGCAGACATAGATAAATCCCTTCCTAATGAAGTTCGAACTGAATTAGAACTACCTGCGGAAGAAGAAGTAACAGAACAAGAAGAGATTGTAGAAAAAGGTCCAGTCGAAGTAACACCAGAAGAAGATGGTGGTGCAACCATAGACTTTGAACCAGGAGCCATTAACATTCCTGGAACGGAAAATCATTTCGATAATCTTGCAGATATATTACCTGAAGATATTTTAGAACCAATCGGAAACGATATGGTTAACAACTACATGGATTATAAATCTTCCAGAAAAGATTGGGAGCAAACTTATATTCAAGGTTTAGATTTATTAGGTTTCAAATATGAAAATAGAACAGAACCTTTTCAAGGAGCAAGTGGTGCAACGCATCCTGTTCTAGCTGAAGCAGTTACACAATTTCAAGCACAAGCTTACAAAGAACTTTTACCTGCAGAAGGACCTGTCAGAACAGATGTAATCGGAGTTGACTCTCCACCTGCTCAACAACAAGCAACCAGGGTTAAAGATTACATGAACTATTTATTAATGGATCAAATGCAAGAGTACGAACCTGAGTTCGACCAAATGCTTTTCCATTTACCTTTAGCTGGATCAACTTTTAAAAAGATTTATTATGATCAGTTATTGGGCAGAGCAGTGAGTAAATTTATTCCTGCTGAGGATTTGATTGTTCCGTACACGGCTACCTCATTAGACGATGCGGAATCAATCATCCATGTTTTAAAAGTTTCTGAAAATGATTTAAGAAAACAACAAGTGAATGGTTTTTATTCAGACGTTGACCTTGGACCACCGAACACGGATCAAAAAGATGAACTCGAACAAAAAGAACGAGAGCTTGCTGGTACAAGAAAAACTGGCAAACAAGATGATGTTTACACATTATTAGAATGTCATGTAAATTTAGATCTTGAAGGTTTTGAAGATGTAGATGGTGAAGGCAATCAAACAGGAATTAAACTTCCATACATTGTAACTGTTGAAGAAGGTTCAAGACAAGTTTTATCTATTAAAAGAAACTATGCACCAGACGATATAAAGAAAACTAAAATTTCTTATTTTGTGCATTTTAAATTTTTACCAGGTTTAGGGTTTTATGGTTTTGGTTTAATTCACATGATTGGTGGATTAAGTAGAACTGCAACAACTGCATTAAGACAATTACTCGATGCAGGAACTTTATCAAACTTACCTGCAGGATTTAAACAACGTGGGGTTAGAGTTAGAGATGAAGCATCACCAATTCAACCAGGTGAGTTTAAAGATGTAGATGCACCAGGTGGAAATTTAAGAGAAGCCTTTTTCCCACTACCTTACAAGGAACCTTCTCAGACACTGTTGTCATTAATGGGAATTGTTGTAGGGGCTGGACAAAGATTTGCCGCTATCGCTGATATGCAAGTCGGAGATGGAAATCAACAGGCAGCGGTTGGTACTACAATTGCATTATTAGAACGTGGTTCAAGAGTCATGTCTGCAATCCATAAACGATTGTATGCTGCAATGAAAAAAGAATTTAAAATTTTAGGAAAAGTTATTGCTCAATACTTACCACCTGAATATCCATATGACGTGGTCGGTGGTGCAAGAACCATTAAGCAAACGGACTTTGATGATAGAATAGATATTATTCCAGTTGCAGATCCAAATATATTCTCAACATCACAAAGAATTACAATGGCGCAAACTGAATTACAACTTGCTCAATCGAATCCACAAATTCATAACTTGTATAATGCATATCGAAAAATGTATGAAGCAATCGGAGTAAAAGATATTAACCAAATTCTTCCTCCACCTGCTCCAATCCAACCTGTAGATCCAAGTGTCGAGCATATCAATGCAATATCAGGTAAACCTTTTCAAGCATTCCCGAATCAAGATCATAGAGCACACATCACAGCGCATTTAAACTTCATGTCAACCAACATGGTTAGAAATAATCCAATGATGATGGCTTCAATTCAAAAAAACATTTTAGAACACATAAGTTTAATGGCCCAAGAACAAGTGCAATTAGAATTTAGAGAACAAATAATGCAAATTCAAATGTTACAACAGCAAGCACCAACCAATCCACAAGCTGCACAACAACTTCAACAGCTATCACAAGTGATTGAAGCTAGAAAAGCAGTGTTAATTGCTGAAATGACAGAAGATTACATGAAGGAAGAGAAGAAAATTACATCACAATTTGATTCTGACCCACTATTGAAACTAAAATCTAGAGAAGTTGACCTAAGAGCAATGGAAAATGAGCGTAAAAAACAAAATGATGAAGCTCAACAAGAAATTGCAAGAGCAAGATTGCTACAATCCAAAGATAATTTCGAAGATAAGCTAGAACAAAACGAAGATTTAGCTAAATTAAGGGCTGGAGTCTCACTTGCTAAGTCTGGAGTACAGCAAGCAAACATTATGATGGAGGATGACTAATGCCATTAACTAAAAAAGGTAAAAAAATTAAAAAATCTATGGAAAAAACGTACGGCAAAAAGAAAGCCGAAAAGATTTTCTATGCATCTAAAAATAAAGGTGTTATAAAAGGCGTAGAAAAGGGTAAAAAACTATGATGAACTATAAAAAGCAGAAAATGATTAGCGTTCCTGATCAAAATGTAGAAGTAGATCCAAGATCTAAAACTACAGCTGACAAGTCTTACAACGGTTTACCGATGGGAGACAAAGAACAAGTCAGAGGTCAAAGAAGAATGCTATCTGATAAGAAAAGAAAAGCTACTTGGTACTAGTATGTGGTTCAGCGCTATTAAATTAGCCGCTCAAGCTGGCTCCCACATATTTAAAAACCGTCAAAGAACTAAAATGCTTATGGCGGACGCACAAATGCGTCATGCTGAAAAGATGGCAAATGGTGAGGCGGAATATCAGGGCAAATTATTAGAATCAAGAAATTCGGACTGGAAAGACGAATTCATTTTATTATTGCTTTCGGCTCCAATTGCGTTATTATCATGGGCAGTGTTTTCGGATGACCCGAGTGCTATGGAAAAAATGAAATTGTTCTTTGAATATTTTTCACAACTTCCATTTTGGTACCAAACAATTTTTGTAGGTGTCATTGCAAGCGTGTACGGACTTAAAGCAACTGACTTAATTAAAAGGAAATAAAATGGCAAACAGATTATACAATAAACAAGTCACACCTAAGGGTTATAAATCTGGTGGAAAAGTTATGGATTCTGCAAGAGATGCAGTTAAAAAATTTAGAACTAAAGCAGCTTCTGAAGCAATGAAAAGAAAACCTACTTCTTCTGGTTCATCTACAAAAGATATTTTTAAAAGTTATGGTAAGTATGATGGTAAACCAATTGAATTAAAAGATGGTGGTAGAACTAAAAAAATGACTGAATCTCAAAAGCAAGCTGCTAAAGATGCTCCTGAAAAAGTTAAAAGTTTTGTTAAAGGTTTTCTTAAAAGATCTCCTTTAAATATTAAAGGTGCTATTGAAGGTTATGCAGGTTTAGCTAAAGATATAAAAAATCGTATGGGTAAAAAAATTGGTGGAAGAATTGAAAAAGTTCCAGGTGGATATTCAAAAGAAGGTTCTGGAAGAATAAGTGACAAAGGACTTAAAGGTAGATCACCTACTGAAGCTTTTAAACAAAAAGAAATGTTTAAATCGAACTCAAATAATATGAGAGTTAAAAAAGCTATGGGTGGATCTTTAAAACCTGTGGACAAAAATAAAAATCCAGGTCTTGCAAAACTTCCAACTCAAGTTAGAAATAAAATGGGCTTTATGAAAAAAGGAGGCAAAGTAAAATAATGGCAAACAGATTATACAATAAACAAGTTACTCCTAAAGGATACAA